GAAGCATTCGAACGGGACCTCTATCCAGCCGATGGGCTTGTTTAGAGATCCTTGGAAGATGTTCGGCATTTTGACCTCCCGAGAACGCGCCAAGGCGCGTCCTCGGGGACCTGGCCAAAATGTCGTCGAGAAGTCATCCCGATTATCTTCGATGTTGATGTACCGCGAGTGTTGGCGAGCCGAGAACCTTCGTGTTCAGGCCCGCCTCCGCTCGTGTCCCAATCGCCGTAAAGCCGTCGCCGTTGTACAACAGGCATGGACATCAGTCCGTGCCGTGTACACGGCCGCGGCCGGCCGCAGACCGATCTTTGATCTGTCTAAGGCCGTTGGATTGGATTCGCGTGAGGCCCTCGCTCCTTTGATTATTCTCGCTCGGCGACTCGTGAAGATTTCTGTCTTTTCGAGTCCCGACGAGGTAACAAAGTATCTTAAGGCGCTTTCGGATGAATGCCGTGCGGCAGTCTTCCGTAAGGCTTGCGAGGTTCCTCGGCTGGTTCGCATCCTAGGCCTTCCCGCGACCCGTCTCTCCGTTGAGCAGTGTTCCTACCTCGGTAGGTCACTGCCCTATGGTGGAGATCGGGCCTGCGCCAAGGCTCTGGCTGCTCACCAGCTTAACCTCACCTCGGAATTCGAGGTCTCCCCGGAGCTCCTGCAAAGAGCAAAGAACTTCGCGCGTTCGCTGTGCCGAAAGGCACAGCCGGCCGTGCTGAGTTTCCCGCTCACTGGAGGGGCTTGTCTAGAGAAGTCTAGAGCGGAGGGAGGCCTCGCCTCATTCCTCGTTGAGGCACGCGGATCCATGGGTGAGTCGCCCTACCCGGAGTCCAGCCTACCAGGGCTGTCCTACGAGCAGGCCTCCTCACTCAGTGCGGATGCAGCGTTGCGTAATTACTTGGTACAGCAGTTGCCAGCTGTGCCACGGGCGAAAGCCCTCGTAATTAAGGAGAGAGGGGGGAAGACTCGCATCGTGACCAAAAGTCCCGGTGCGCTTGTCTCCTTATCTCACTTCTGTCGGCTCCAGTGTCTCTCGGTCCTCCGGGGTCACCACTCCACCTCAAAGGTCCTCTCAGGTGACATTGTCACTGAGGAACTCTTTGGGGTTGGTGTCGTGATGTCGGCTGACCTCGAGACTGCTTCAGACCTCATCCCCCACAGCCTTGCGGCTGCGGTTTGGGATGGCATCTGTCTGGGAAAAGGGCTCTCTCCGACCTTGTGTCGGATTGGGCACCTCGCCCTGGGTCCTCAAGAAGTGACTTGGCCCAATGGTGAGACCGCGGTAACATGCCGCGGTATCCTCATGGGGCTCCCTCTTACCTGGCCTATCCTGTCTCTTGTGCAGATGTTCTGCGCAGAGTCAGCGATAAACCGCGCTTGGCTGCTTGACCCTCGTTGGCAACCCAAGCCTAAGAGCCAACCCTACTTTGTTTGTGGGGATGACTTGA